TTTACTCGTGAAAGCCACATGTAATCAAGACGTTGCGATCAATCTTCCACGAGTCAAAGTCATCAACGGACTCATTTCGGATGAAGAAATGGAAGACATTCACGCGATGGGTGATTGTTACGTGAGTTTTTCTAAATCGGAAGGTGTAGGTATGGGCGCTGTCGAGGCGGCTTTACACGATAAACCGATCATCATCACGGACTACGGGGGTGCTTCAGAATATATTAAAACACCGTATACGATCGAGTGTGAACTTCAAGAGTTGGAGAGGGACGACTTTCTCTTCAAAAAAGGAATGGTTTGGGGAAAACCAAATCCGAACCAACTCTTGGAATTCATGCGCGATGCGTCACAAAAGAAACTTCGATCCATGGATCATACGTTTACAAAAAATCTCGTAGGAAAAGAAAACGTCTTAGAAGAATTCTTGGTCCACGTAATTGGCAACAAAAACACCGAGACCAATCAAAATGGTACCTGATGTGACGTTACCTTGTTGCGCGATGAGAAACGCGACGATGTCGTCGATGAACTTGATACCCGATGGTTTCTTTGCGAGTTTAGGAACGAGAACACTCACGGCGATATAAAAGGTCATGGCTAGAATAACAGGTCTGAGGGTTTCCTGATCTAACATTTATAATGTAACTACATTTTAATCCTACTCATAATATCTGCGAGATTTGCGACATCCCCAATCTCTTTCGTCGTGACTTTATGTTTTCTACAATAGTCTCCACACACGGCTCTGAAGTGACACCTCTTTCCAGCCATAGTCGTGGCTGAACAAATCTTTGCTTGTGTGCGCATCTCGATTTGATTTTGTTCCGGTGGTGCGTCTAAAACTATGATCTTCCTCTGCATGCGCGCATCTTTCATTTCTTGTTGTTTTTGTTTACACTTCCACACGGCATTCGCGAGACGATAACACCGCTCGTCCGGCTCGCGAACACCGTACCGATCCATCGCGCGCTCGAGGCACATATTCCACATGGAATCATGAACGACTTGCATTTTTACTATGAGAATCCATACATTCGAAAATGACTTAGGTGTCTAAGTTTCACCAGCGATCGTTGAAAGATACAAATCGATCTCACCCGCGAATTCCGGACACCGTTCGACAGTCTTTTTTGTCACCATATCCTGAACGTTTGTCACGTGTTCTCTGAACTTTTTCATGTCAACACCTGTCATGTTATGAATTTGTGAATCTGTTGCAATGTCTAACATTGCATACATATATGCAGCTGCATAGTTGGCGTGGAGAACCGCCATCAATGGTGCGGCGTCCTGTTGGGCCGCTGTCGCGTATCGTGCCGCTTGTCTCATGAGTTGTTTGATTGAACTCTTGAGGCTAGTATTTGAACTATGTCTCATAGCAAACATGACAACGATGATGATGATTCCTACCAAGTAAAGCATCGCTCTATACTAGACAACACTAAAATTATTCCGGGTAGTTGTAAACCTAAGTAAAGAATTGACACCACAAAAGTTAAAGAAGAATGGGTGAGAGTGTACAAAAACTTACCCACATTGAACATGTTCTTAAAAGACCAGACTCGTATGTTGGTCCAGTGGACATCAGTTCCGAACCCTACTGGATTTTTCACAAAACTGATAATCAATTCAAAAAGAAGAATCTCAACTATTCACCAGCTTTGCTCAAGATTTTTGACGAAATATTGGTCAACGCAATTGACCGAAACTCTGTACATCCGAAGACTGTTACGAGCATCTCGGCGGGGATAGACAAGGACACTGGTGCCGTCACCATTGAAAACAATGGACCTCTTGGTGGTGTTGGCGTTCGTATGCATGAAAAGGAGGGTATTTGGAATCCGGAACTTACATTTGGACACCTACTCACAAGTACAAACTACGATGACAACAAAAAGAGAATCGTTGGTGGCAGAAATGGATACGGTGCCAAACTCACCAACATCTACTCTTCGGAGTTTTGTATAGTCATCAAAGACAGTGAGACAAAACAGACATACTGTCAAAAATGGGAAAATAATATGACAGTGTGTCATCCTCCAAAAATTACAAAACATTCTGGTTCAACATCTTCGGTTTCAATTACTTTCATTCCAGATTGGAAAAGATTTGGTATGAAATCTATCGATAATAACATTTACAAGATTTTTGAAAAGAGAGTGTGGGACGCAAACATCTGTACGACATCGAACTGTAAAGTCAAGTTTCAAGGGGAAGCCCTTCCCAAGACGTCCTTTGAGGCGTACGCCAAGATGCACGAAGGCGTCTCCGAGATCTCATCGGTGACCACAGATCGCTGGTCGGTGTGTATTGGCCCTTCGGAAAATGGTCTTGAACAAGTGTCATTCGTGAACGGTATCTGCACCACGAAGGGTGGAACCCACGTGGATCATGTCGCGTCATATCTCGCGTCGGGTATCATTGATGAGATGGCAAAGAAGATCAAATTGAAGCCACAACAAGTCAAGAATACATTTAACATCTTTGTCAAGGCGACCCTTGAGAATCCAACCTTCTCGAGTCAAGTCAAGTCGGAGTGTACCTCAAAGGCTCAAGACTTTGGCAGTAAGTTTGATCCACCCAAGAACTTTATCAAGAATGCACTCAAGACTGGTATTCAGGATGAACTCACAGCACTCTCAAAGTTCAAGGAAATGAAGGAACTCAAAAAGACGGATGGTGCACGAAAGTCTAAAATTACTGGTATTCCCAAGTTGGATGATGCAAACAAAGCAGGGACGGCGCAATCTGGAAAGTGTACGCTCATCGTGACGGAAGGTGATTCGGCAAAGACTCTCGCAGTTGCCGGTCTCTCGGTGGTTGGTCGTGATCACTACGGTGTCTTTCCCCTCCGTGGGAAGTGTAAAAACGTCCGGGATGCATCCGTAGTACAGTTAACATCAAACCAAGAGTTCAACGACCTCAAGAAGATCCTGGGTCTTCAACAAGGCAAGGACTATCAAGATCTTTCCGAGCTTCGTTATGGACGTCTTATGATTATGACGGATGCGGATAATGACGGTTCCCACATCAAGGGTCTTATTCTCAATATGATTCACTATTTCTGGCCTTCGCTCCTCAAGTTGGGTTTCGTAGTTTCTATGGTGACACCAATCATCAAGGCGTCCAAAGGTACACAATCAAAGTCATTCTACACAGATTCCGCGTTCCGTAGCTGGTATGGCAATGGACAACCTGGTTGGAAAATCAAATACTATAAGGGTCTCGGTACGAGCACGAGTGCCGAGGCTCGAGAGTATTTCAAGAAGATCCAAGACTTGACTGTCAAGTTTGATATGGATATTATGACAGATAAATCTATTATTCTCGCCTTTGACAAGAAGAAGGCGGATGACCGAAAGACCTGGCTCCTCGAGAGTACGGCGATGGATTCCACAGAACTAGAAGTTCCGTATGGATCTGTGAAAAACTTGAGCATTACACACTTTGTTCGCAAAGACTTGGTGAATTTCAGCCTAGCGGACTTGAAGCGTTCCATCGCCCACATGGCCGATGGCCTCAAGCCTTCGCAGAGAAAGGTCATGTATGCGTGCTTCCACAAAAACCTCAAGGATGAAATGAAGGTGGCACAGTTGGCGGCGTATGTTGCGGACAAGTCGGCCTACCATCACGGCGAAGTATCCCTTGCAGATACGATTGTCAAGTTGGCGAATGACTACATGGGTTCAAATAATATCAATCTTCTCGAGCCGTGTGGTCAGTTTGGGACGCGTCTCATGGGTGGTAAGGATGCGTCTCAAACGAGGTACATCTTCACAAAGCTGACCAAAGATGCCCGCAAAATATTTGATCCTAGAGACGATCCCGTACTCAATTATCTGGATGATGATGGTCGCTCAATTGAACCAGACTTCTATATGCCAACACTTCCAATGGTGCTCGTGAACGGCACGGAAGGTATCGGTACAGGATTCAGTTGTTATGTACCCCCATTCAACCCCAAGGACATCAAGGAGAACATTCTTCGCGTGCTCGATGGTCGTGCGGTCAATGAAATGAAGCCGTGGTTTAGGGGTTTCAAGGGTAAGGTTTTCAAAGAGGATGGCACTTGGATCACCGAAGGTGTGTGGCGAGACACGGGTTCACGACTCAAAGTCACTGAACTTCCACCGGGTCGCTGGACACAAGACTACAAGGAGCATTTAGATGCTCTCGTGGAAAAGAAAGTCATTTCGGGCTTCACCAACAACTCAACGACCGATGATGTTGATTTTGAAATATTTGGATATACGGGTAAGGATATCATCAAGGATCTCAAATTGCGAAAGTCTTTTCACACGTCGAACATGCACTTGTTTCACCCAACGCGAGGTATTCACAAGTATGCGAGTCCGGAAGATATTCTCAAAGACTTTGTCAAACTCCGAGCCGAGCATTACGTTAAACGAAAAGAACACTTACTCAAAGTGCTCGACACACGGGCGACGATGTGTGGGTACAAATCCAAGTTTGTCACCATGGTGATCGAAGGTGATATTGTTGTTTTCAAAAGAAAGAAGGATGATCTCGAACGACAATTATCACAAATATTTCCCAAGATTGGTGGTACATATGATTATCTTCTCAATATTAAGACTGTTCAATATACGGATGAATGTGTCAAGGAACTTGTGAAAGAGGCAAAGCAGGCGCGCGAAGAACTCGGAATCATGAAAAATACGAGCCACATTGACATGTGGAAAACTGATATTAAAAATTTGTAGACATAGAATAAGTATGTGCGACGTCAGTGGCGCGAGCACCGGGGCGATTTTGTCCTTGAACGCACTCGGTAAGCAAGATACATATTTATTATCCGAAAAAACGGATGATTCCTTATTTAAATATGAAGAGAAGAGACATTCCAACTTTAGTCGTTTTCATAGAACCACGACCGTCTACAATCCAGGCGGAAAACTTACATGGCCGTTCAATGAACGCATCAAGGTGACCTTGAATCCACAAAACGCGGGTGACCTTTTGAGTAACATGTATATCAGTCTCACACTTCCAGCGCTCCCGAGTGGTCGAAACTACGCCGATCAGGTTGGACGACACCTGATAAAGAGCATCACCATGCGTGTCGATGAATTCGAACTTGAAACCATATATGATGATTGGATGATCATTTATGATGAATTGTATCTCGAAATGTCCGAAAAGATTACGAACAAGTTTTTGATCAATCGAATGCTTCCGTATGACACGGCTGTCGACACACCGCAGTATGCGCAGTATGAATCAGATGTCATCATTCCCATTCCCTTTTTCTTTTCGAGAAAGTATGCGAGTGATGAATACGACACGAACAAACCAAATCGCCCGTATTTTCCTTTATGTGCGATTCATAAACAAAAGCTTGAATTTGAAATTGAATTTCATCCACAAACATTCTTCTCGGATACGAATTCAACATTGACACTTCCCGAATTTCACATTGTGACGGAAGAGATGACGATCGACCCGGCCGAGCGACGGTTTTATATCACAGAAGATACGACGTTCATCACGGATGTGGTCAAGAAACACCCAACGACCGAAACCGAAATTGGTAAAACCATCGTGAAGAACAATTTAGTTCCATCCATCCCTGTCAAAACACTTCACTGGTTTTTACGAAACAAAAAGTTTGAAGACGTGAATGTGGCGAGAGGTCCCGGAACACCGGATCAGGCATACCTTGACGCATACGAGATTCCCGGATCTGTGGGTGCAGACTACTATTACTTCCAGAATAGGTTCAATTTTTCAAGTGTGCTCGACTTCGATCAGTTGTACGCATTCTTTTATCCAGTCATGGACTCGGCAAAGTTTTATATTAATGGGAACGATCTTCCAAATATTACGAGTGCAAATCATTCATATTACAAGTATATGACACCGTTTAGGGCGCGACTATCTCGACCGTATAGAAATATTTATACGTATTCCTTCTCGATGTATCCGGCAAATGTGGAGCCATCGGGAAGCCTGGATTTTAGTCAGATAAAGTCAGAAAAAACAAACATAGAGTTAAACCTAAAGAGTGGACTTACCGATCAATATTCATTACATATGTACTATACAGGGTATCAAACGTTTAAATTTTCAAAGGGATTCATGTCCCTCGCTTATTAAATAATGTCGTCTTGTTATCCTTAATGTATTCAATGATTTTGTTTTTGATACACCATTTGATGAAATTCAATTGTGCGAGCGTTGTTTGAATTTCATGAGATGTTCCCGGAACCGTGTACGAGAACTTTTGGGATCTACAAAACGGGTCAAAAAATCGTTTACTGTATCCATCGAGACTTGATTTATATGCACAATGCACTGTGAAGAGTTTTCCATCGGTCGTCGTGAAACTCGTATGGTTCTTCTTTGCGTAGTTTGTGATAAACCATTCGAGATTTCGGAGTGAAATTCCACTCGATTTGTCAAGGACGTTCAGTAGCGTAGATCTATTCTTTTCTTCACCGTAAAAGTTGTTGATGGCATGTAGTAGAATATCAGACTTGTTCATTACTATAGTATACCCTTCAAATCTATAAGCTTGTTTGAGGTCGAGGATGCTTCACAGGCTGGACACCCCTTCATGAATATAGGTGGAAACCCATGTGTATGTACTGGACCACCGGCTCGAACGACGGATACTGGTTCGAAAGTCTTCTTCTGTATGAGATGTGTATCACAATACCCACCATTCTTACCACGCCGTGTACACCTATGCCCATCCTTTTTTACACCTCGACACATGAGGTTTTCTGAAATATGAGGTATGTCTCTCAACAAAAGTTCCATGGAAATTCCATGTGTCTTTGATATCTTTTCTATGTACTGTGTGAGTCGCTCACTCACACGTTTCTCCACTTCCTCTTCAAACACCTGTGTTAGTACACTCGACATTAGACTTACTCTTTTCACGTTCGTAGTTTTTAAATAACGTTTCGATCGATGTCTTTGGCGCTTTCTTTTGACGCGGTGGTTTGTGTTGGGCAATAATCTCACCAAAGATCTCTTCTTTTGGATTATCATACAATGGATCAAGGAGGTCGCACACAGGTGTTAAAAATTTATTGAGGAAATAATAATGGTAATCGACCGGGATACCATGTTCCTCTACATATTTTGGATCCTCGGATTTCTGATACGCTTTGGCTTTGGGATCTTCGGTCTTTGTGAGAAGATAGGGCACCCGATCTCCAGATTGTGGTTCCGAACCAGGTCGTCGTTCGCGCATCTTATTATGCACCTGAACATGCGCCATATTAATATCCCAACTTTTCGCAACATCCGAAATGTGTACCGGGTTCCCCTTGACTTTGTAGGTATCCGAGAGACCCTGGCTCAACACAAGTTTATCGTTTGGAATGTCTCCGGAGAGAAGTTCAATCGCACGTTCTCTGGCCAATTGTTTAGGTGGTTCAGTATCACTCGAATCAAGAACAACGTCGAGAAGTTCTTTGCACACTTCACGTAGATGAGGTGTGTTATCGCGACGAACAATCTGAAGACCCTTAATGTCTATGTAGTCCATGTGCATTTTGTCATCCTTTCCCTTGGTCCACAACTTTGCAGCGTATCTCTTCTTTGAATAGAGGAAATATGGCCAATATACCTTTTCGAGTTCCAAATTATTTGGTTTCTTGAAAAGTGCCGTACACTCTTCAGCCGCCTTTTCACCAATCTTCCATGAATACTCAATAGCTTCTTCACCTTTACGATCACCGACGTCAAATTCAACCATGACTGAATCCGTGTCCCCGTACCTCACCTTCGCCCCCGGAAAGTTCTTTTCAACGTAATTCTTTGTTTCTTCAATCATAGACCGACCCTTCGACGTCGTCGTCGATGCGATGGGTACACATGGCAACATACCCTTTCCAGCGCCCGTGAATCCATAGACAGAGTTCATGGAAATCTTATACGCCAACTGTTTTCCATTAAACATTTCCTTCATCGCACCGGTCGATGCCGCCATATCCTTCTTTGCTTGTTTTCTAAATTGTTTCAATTCCAAAAGAATGCTCGGTAAAAGACTCGGAACATCCTGAGCGAATTTGTACTTTTTACCACCGACTTCAAAGACTTCATACGTCACACCAGGTATGTTTCCATACTTTTTCTCATCCATGACCCATGTAGAATAACATAGATTATGCGCCATGATGATCGATGGATACAGCGCTTCGAAATCGAGGGCGGTGATGGGTGTATAGTACGCCCCTTTTTGCGCATCGAGGACCGTCGCACCCTCGTACGGTTCTTCAGGAATGGCGCCGTATTTAATCGTCGGGACCATGAATCCCATTTCACGCGCCTTCTTTGTCAATTGTGAAAACACCTTGATTTGT